CCGTTGATGGGGTCAAGGCTGCAATAGAGGATGAACAGGCACAATTAAGGTTAGCCAATGCCCTAAAACAAGCCACAGGAGCCACAGAAGCCCAAATTCGCGCAACTGAGGACTTTATTCTACAGACATCTTTAGCAACAGGTGTTGCTGATGATCAATTAAGACCAGCAATGCAAAGACTTGCAGTTAGCACAAAAGATACTGGCGAAGCTCAAAAATTATTGGCACTTGCATTAGATATTAGCAAAGGATCAGGTCGAGATTTAGAAACTGTTGTATCTGCATTGGGTCGGGCGCATGATGGACAAAATACAGCTCTTAGTAGATTAGGAATTGGATTATCCGCAGCTGAACTAAAAACAATGACATTTACTGAAGTTCAACAAAGATTGGCTGATCTTTATGGTGGCGCAGCTAGCGAAAATGCTGAAACATTCCAAGGCAAAATTGATCGCTTAAAAGTAGGATTTGATGAAGCAAAAGAATCACTTGGCGTTGCATTATTGCCAGCAGTTGAGCAATTTATTACATTTCTAAATGACACAGGCATTCCAACGCTTAATGGATTTATTGCGGGATTGACTGGCGATGAAGGATTAAGCGCAGGTCTTGCTGAAACCCAAAGAGGTGCTGAATCATTTGGCAAAGCAATTGGAGTGGTTATTGGGATAGTGCAAGGATTTATAACATTTATTAGAGAAGCAATTGGTTTAGTTGTATCATTAACAAATGAATTGATTAAAGCACTTAATGTAATTCCAGGAGTTAATATCGGGTCAATTCCAAATCCTGCTCCATCCGCAGGTGGCAAAAAAGTTCCAACAGTTCCAACTCCTAAGGGTGGATCAAATTTTACTTACGGATCGGGCAATCCGCTTTATTTAACTGTTAATGCTATCGATGGCGAGGGTGCTGCTAGAGCTGTTGCATCAACCTTAAATGCTCAATCAGCTAGAAGCACAACTGCGTTAAGGGATAGATAATGACCGCTTGGTCGCCAGACTGGAAATTGACTGTCGGTGGGGTTGATTATACTGACATAACGATCGCCGATGTTCAACATCAAGCTGGTCGATCAGATATTTACCAGCAAGCCCTGCCATCATATATGCAGGTTACTTTACTGGCATTAAGCGGACAGACATTACCATTTGACATAAATGATAGTTTTAATTTACAGGTAAAAGACAGTTCCGCAGTTTATGTAACATTATTTGGTGGCGATATTACCGACATAACAGTTGAAGTTAAAGATACTGGGAGCGTTGCCACAGTTGTTCAATACACACTGTTGGCTATGGGTTCACTTGCTAAATTAACCAAAGAATTATATGCAGGTACAATTTCACAAGATGAAGATGGTAACCAAATTTATGATTTATTATCTAGCGTCTTACTTGGAACTTGGAATGATGTTCCAGCAGCCACAACATGGGCAACTTATGATGCAACTGAAACTTGGGCCAATGCATTAAATCTTGGACTTGGCGAGATTGATACTCCGGGTCTGTACACAATGGAAAACAGAACAGCAAATACAGACACGATTTATAACATAGCAAGCCTAATTGCTAACTCAGCATTTGGATATTTATATGAGGACAATGAGGGCAATATCGGTTATGCCGATGCAGACCACAGGCAAAATTATCTATTAACTAATGGTTATGTTGATTTAAGTGCTAATCATGCACTTGCTCAAGGATTAAGCACAATTACGCGATCCGGTGATATTCGTAATGATATTTATATTAATTATGGCAACAATTTTGGATCACAGAAAACTGCAACATCCGCAAGCTCAATTGCACTCTATGGTTACAAAGCCGAAAGCATAAACTCGGTGCTGCATTCAGCTGTCGATGCGCAAGCTGTGGCCGATCGTTATATTGCTCAAAGAGCCTTTCCACAACCAGCATTTCAAAGTATCACTTTTCCAATTACAAATCCAGAGATTGACAATAGTGATCGGGATAATTTACTAGGCGTATTTATGGGGCAACCGCTTAACCTGCAAAACCTACCTGACCAAATCTCAAGCGGTGAGTTTGAAGGATATGTGGAGGGCTGGTCGTGGAGCACTAGATTCAACGAATTATTTTTAACAATAAATTTATCGCCTGTGGCATATAGCCAAGTGGCGATGCGTTGGAATACCACACCAATTGTTGAGGCTTGGAACACTTTAAGCACAACTCTTACTTGGGAATACGCTACAATAGTCGCATAGGAAAAGGATAAAATGCCAACTACTACCAATTATGGCTGGACAACACCAGCAGACACCGATTTAGTTAGAGATGGTGCAAGTGCTATTCGCACACTTGGAACTGCAATTGATACAACTGTTTTTAATAACGCAGGTGCTGCAATTGCTAAAACTATTGTAGATGCTAAGGGTGACATCATTGCAGCCACTGCCGCTGATACAGTAAGTAAACTCACCGTGGGTGCAAATGACACAGTCCTTACTGCAGATAGTTCAACTGCAACTGGTTTAAAGTGGGCTACCCCTGCTGCTGGTGGAATGACTTTATTACAAACATTAACCCTTTCAGGTAATTCAGTAACATCATCAAGTTTTGCAACTACCTATAAAAAATTGGCTTGGATGTTTTACAATGTAGATATAAATGCGTTAGCAGAAATGGATATACGGGTTAATTCATTATCAACTTCTATTTATCAAAACAATTATATTGAAGGTTCTGCTTTTACTTATGGTCGTACAGGTGCGACAACCGCTATAGTTGGTTCCAATTGGGTTGGTGCTTCAGGCATAAACATTTCTGGTTATGGTGAAATCAACGACTATGGAAATACTGGAAATAATTACAAAACTGGTTTTGTTTACAATACTGCTGATGGAAATAGATGGTTTGGGCAAAATACTTTTGGAATTAGCACAGCCGCAGCAATTTCAACATTAACATTTTTTACAAGTGACCCCGCTAGAACATTTAATGGTGGAACTATCAAAATTTATGGAATAAATTAAAATGGAGGATACAAAAATGCCAATGGTTAGAATATATCAAAATGATGGCACATATATTGACCGTGAAATGAATGCTGAAGAAATAGCACAAGCGGAAATTGATTCTGCTAATTGGCAAAAACGAAAAGCCGAAGCCGAAGCAAAGGCTGCACAACGCCAAGCATTACTTGACAGACTTGGCATTACTGCCGATGAAGCAAAATTATTACTTGGCTAATGAAGCCGTATTTATCTAAAGCTGCTGAAACTTTGCGCGATCAGATAAATGATACTTTCGTGGATCGCAGCAGGAAAGCTGATGGATGGATCGGTGATCTTAAGCATCAATCAAGAAAATCCGACCATAACCCAAGACCTGACGGAGAAGTATGCGCGTTGGACATTGACGCTAGCCTTTCTGACCAACAAGGGATTAGTCATGCTTTGGCAGATCAGTTACGACTGGCAGCAAAAAAAGATAAGCGTATTTCTTACATAATCCATGCAAGCAAAATAGCTAGTGCTAGATCATTGTGGAAATTTAGAAAATATACTGGCATAAATCCCCACGATAAGCACATTCATATCTCATTTAAGCCGAATACAACTGGCGAAAAGTTTGACATCCCACTACTGAAAGGCAACTAAATGAAACTATCTAATAAACACAAAGCAGCAATTAAGTCATATTTAAGAGCTGTTGCAGCTAGTGGCGTTGCCTGTGCGCTGGCAATTGCAGCTGACCTACATCCTGCTTATGCAGCATTACTTGGTTCAATTGTGGCTCCAGTTGTTAAGGCTTTAGACCCTAACTCTGGGTTAGAGGTTGATTACGGAATAAATGCAAAATGACACCAAACGAATGGGCTGGCTTTGCCGCTGGTATCTGCGCCGTCGTAACAAGTTTATTGCTGGGTCTGCGCTTTCTTATTAAAGGTTGGCTTAACGAATTGCGACCGAATGGTGGCACTTCAATGAAGGATCAATTAAATCGACTAGAACAGCGTGTCGATGAATTATTCACAATAATATCTAAGTCATAATTTTAATCATGGCGAACACACGAAAACGCGCTAAACGAAAAAAAGTTAATCGGAGAATAGTTCGCCACACTCCTGAGCCATTAACTAAACTTGATCAGTTTTATATTGCCAAACATGAGATATTTAAGGCTGCTCGCAAAGCTGGATTTAGTGAGTCTATAGCTTTATATCTTATGGACAGCGATCACCTGCCAGATTGGATAGTAGGAGATGGCGGCATAATCCCCAGCATACCAACTCCAGATGAGGAAGAAGATTAAAGCCAACCGCCGGTATCTAGTTACGCCAGATTTACAAATACCGCTGCACCATCCTAAAGCTGTTGCCAATCTTATAAAAATGGCAAAGCATGAAAAATTTGATTATGTATTAAATGTTGGCGATGAGATGGATTTGGGCAGTCAGTCGCGTTGGGCTAAAGGGACAAAATTAGAGTTTGCTGAAACACTTGATGAGGAACGCAAATTAGGCCAAGAAATTCTTTACGATCTTGGCACTACTGACATTGTCAGATCAAATCACACAGATCGCATTTATCAGACTCTGCTCAAAGGTGCTCCATCACTTATTGGATTGCCGGAACTTGCCTACGATAAATTTATGGATTTCAGCAGCTTAGGGATCAGATTCCATAAAAGAGCTTATGAGTTTGAAAAGGGCTGGTATTTGGCACATGGCGATGAAGGCAACATGTCTAAGCATGCGGGTATAACAGGCCTTAATTTGGCTAAAAAATGGGCTAATAGCGTGGTTTGTGGGCACTCGCATAGGCAGGGTGCAGTCCGACATCAAACTGGCTTAAACGGCCGTTATTCAACGATTTGGGGCATTGAGGCTGGTCATTTAATGGACATGCGGAAGGCCAGTTATCTAAAATATAACTCGGCCGATTGGAATATGGGCTTTACAGTCCTAATTTTTGGCAAAAAAGGCCATCAAGTAGAGCTGATACCTGTTAATCATGATGGCTCATTTACATATAATAGAAGAACTTATGGGACGTGAAACCGATTATCAGCCACGCACGATTGATGACCATATCGATGACTTTGAGGATATTAGCGTTATCTAATCGTTATAAAACATTAGCCCTTAAATGGTTGCGCTGTCGGTAAATAGGTTCATACTAGACCTTAACTGAACAAGGTGTTCGGTAAAAGGGAGCACAATGACATTTGAAAACTTTGTGTATTTGAGTATCGTCATATTTTTTGGCACATTTTTTATGCTGACTTACATTAACGATCAAAAACAAACACATTACTGGCGCGGTCGCAAAGATGGCTGGGATATGCACAGGCGCATGAAAATAATGAAAAATGAGCGAGTGTTTGATTATGACAAAGACTGAGCAGCTATTTGCAGATGCAACAGCATTGGTGCATGAAAGAGGAGCACACTACGGGCATCCTTTCAGTCAGCATTCTAGGATTGCAGAATTGTGGTCTGCTTATTTACACTTTCCAATTACGCCAAATCAAGTTGCTATGTGTATGGCATTGGTCAAAATTAGCAGGTCAGTTGAAAGTCCGGAGTTGGATGATAACTACAAAGATGCGCTCGCATACATATCAATAGCAAAAACCTGTCATGAAGCTATGCAGGACAACCAATTAGATTGGCAAGCATAATGTTTAATTTAAACGATTACGAAACAGTAGAAAGTAGATTGGAAAAATGGTATGACAAATTCCCAGATTCCAGAGTGGAAACAGAACTTATCGAGGCCGCAAACACTCGATTCATTGTTTTTGCTAAATTATTCAAGACGGAAGCAGACGCAAAGCCGTGTGCGACTGGTCTTGCTTTTGAAACAATTGCGGAAAAGGGTGTTAATAGCACTTCTGCATTGGAGAATTGTGAGACTTCAGCGATCGGTCGTGCGCTCGCAAATGCTGGTTTCGCAGCTAAAGGCAAACGCGCTTCGAGAGAAGAGATGGCTAAGGTAACAAGTGCAAGCACTTTTGAAAAAAAGTTAGAGCAAAGGCGTTACGGATCAGCAGGATCAAGATCAGCAGCTGTTGAGGATGCACTTAGGGCATCATTTGAAGTTGATAATAAACAGGATGATCCGTCATTGTGGAATGTTGAACAAGCTGTTGATGCAATAGGTAAAACAACACCTAAAGAGCCACCAGTTTGCTGCGATAAGGGTCATGTATTAAAGCAAGGCATAAGCAAAGCAGGTAAGCCTTACTACGGATATGTTTGCAAAGACAAAAACACCGGACATGCAACTTGGGCAAGAATGACAAGTCAGGGCAATTGGTTTTTTGAAGGAAATGAATAATGAAAAATAATAAAGAATGGGCTGGTTATGGAAATGCAGAAAATTATTTTAAAAATGCGCCTTATAATTTATTACAAAAACATTATTTAAGAATAACCGATTTTGAAACTTCTGTTTGGTTTACAAACATGTTAATGCAATTTAGGCATCCAATTCCTTTGTTAGAGGCAAATCAAGCAATTTACGATGCAATGGGTATCAAAGGAGGTGAATAATGGGATATGTTGCAATAATTCAAGGCACAAACATGACAGTAGAAATTGATGCTGATGGCAAACCACATTTGGTAAAATCAGTTATTAAATGTGCAGCTTGTGGCGACGATCGGGTATTGACAACATCCGCAAAAGGATTGTGCTACAAATGTCAGGAGATTGTAGATAAATGAGCGATTACGCGCAATTCAAATGTAATGGCTGCAAGCGCAAAACAGAGTTTTTGTGGCTTGATTCTATGGACATGCCAGATGGATTTAAGCTTTATCAATGCATGGATTGCGGTGCGGTTGGGGTTAAAAATGTTGTTGAAGCATTGAGCATTCCCGATTCAGCTATTTGTAGATGCGATAAGTGTGGTGGTTGGAAATGGCAAACAAAGCCCTGCCACACTTGTCCATTGATTGCGAGTAAATAATGACCGGTTATGATGAAACTTGGTGTGAAACCGATGACCTACGGATTACGACATGCCGTCTGACCTGCGGTTTTGTAAGATGCTATTGACATATACTGTACGCTCTAGATCGCATTCGCCATCAAGGCGAAAAGGCGAGCCGCGCTGCGGACAGCTCGCAAGGTGCACGCTAGTTGGGCTCGCTTTATTTGTAGCACAAATTGTAGGCCTTGAAAAAGCTGAATCCCAAACAATAAAAGTTAATACATTAAAGCAAATTACATTTTGGAAAATGAATTACAACTTTGACCAGTTTTATTGTTTAGATCAATTGATATATGCAGAATCTCGATGGAATTACAAAGCTAACAACCCTAAATCAAGTGCTTACGGATTATTCCAGATTCTAAAGACAAAAGAAAAAGATCCGATTAAACAGATAGATGCTGGATTAAAGTACATAAATGCAAGGTATGATGGCTGCGCTTGCGCTGCGCTGGCACATCATAAGTTAAAGGGTTGGTATTGATGGCTAAGTCTGCATTACGCAATACCGGTAGCACAGATCGATGGCGAAAGATTAGAGCGAAGATACTGCAACGCGATCAATATGCCTGCCAGTATTGTGGGCAGGATGCTACGACAGTCGATC